TTAGGTGAACCCTATACAAACATTAGACAAGCTGTAATGGAATTGAATAAGGAGAGATTAGAACTTATCAAAATCATACCTAAGTTCAGGAGCTTATAATGGGTTGGGTAGAAGCCAGTTGGATTGATCAAATCATCACCAAGACTGGTCGAACTGTTAGCAGGACACCTGCAACAGTAACAGATGACTGGAAAGGTGAAGAAACTTTGGCGGATGGGACTCCAGCTGATATCACAGCGGTGTTCCTAAGGAAAGAACAGTTCATTAATATTGATAAGCATGGGGAACTCGAAGAGGGTGACGCATATGTCATAGTTGCCGACACACAGGCATTAGTAAGAAACGATAAGATAACAGTCAACTCTGTAGTGTACAGGGTTGGCACAGTGATCACCTTTTATGGTGATACAAGCAACGCGACGGCGATGTACAAGTATGCTAACTTATTCATAGTTAGTTAAACCTCATAAGTGTGAGGGAGGAATCCAAGTGGTAGACAAGAAAACATTATTTTTAATAGGGAATGATCTAGTGACAGCTCTTTCTAATAATTGTCCAGTTAATACTGGCGCTTTAAAGAATAGTATTTGGTTTAAGATAGATGGTAATGACATTATAATTTCTATGAAAAAGTATGGTAAGAATGTTGAGTTTGGAACTCCACCGCATGTAATCGAACCGAAGAAAGCAAAGGCATTACATTGGAAGGGAGATGGTGGCGACATTTTTGCTAAGAAAGTGAACCATCCCGGAACAAGACCACAACCTTTCATTAGAAGTACAATGAAGAATAAACTACCAAGCATATTACAAAGGAGAATGAAAAATGGCAACTCTTGATATTACAAACATAAAAGATGAAATTTTAGTATGGCTGAGAAACAGCGATATAATTGCAATTGGAACTCGTGGAGTGACAACTGTTACAGAAGAATTTAATGGCGATAATGTTGAAGTCAACTTTACATTAGCACAAGCTGGAGCTAAGAATGTAAGAACAGTTACAGTGGGCGGAGTAGCAGTGGCATTCGGATCTGGTTATACAGTGGCATACGGAACTTCAACAATAGTAACATTTGCAACTGCACCTGTGGGTGGAACTGATAATGTTGATATTACATATGATTATGGTACAACTGGAGACAATATTTATCCAGACTTTCCTAGAGATGATATTACAATTTCAAGCTTTCCGAGGATTGGGTTTGATATAATGTTCATAACAACTGAAGATGCGGGGTTTGGTAACAATAGCGTGAGTGACATCGATATTGACATCATTACATATGATGATAAGATTAGTGATGTTGAAGACTACATTGACGCTATCAGGAGCCAATTGATCACCGACAGGGATGGGTTCTATTATCTTAAGAGAATGATTCCAGTTGGCACTGGACCTGTAATCAAGTCTGCAATGAAAGGAAATAAGGTATTTCAAAAGAACCTGTCAATCAGAAGTATTTTGAATTATGAGAAAAATTAAAATGGATGAAAAACAATTTGATGAAATGAGAGAATGGTTCAAGGATCTCAATAAAGAGATGCGAGAAGTTAAGATCTTACTTCATCGGATGTTGGAGAAATTACAATGAAAGTCGAAGACAGACAAATCAAAGCAATGTTCATAACTGGTGTGGTAGAGATACTCACTGGTTTATTCACAACTTGGATGAGTTGGGAAATTAATTTCCTAGGTTATCTTGGTTATGGTATGATCGTATATTCCATGGTATTGGGATATTATGTTCGCAACAACAGGAGGAAATAAAAATGGCAAATACAGAAAAAATAGCTGGTATTGATTCATACTTAATATATGGAGCGGAGTCAACATACGGCACAGCAGTGGCACCGACATTATCATTTGGAGCACTGGTTCAAGATGTAAATCCGTCAATGAAAAACAACATTAAAAAGTTTAGAGGTTTCACTGATGGTTCAAATAACGGAAGGGATGTTTCACATGTAATAGGTGGTACATTCGAGGTAAGCTTTTCAGCTAACATCATCCCATTATCATGGGGATGGTTAGAATATGTGCTTGGTGCAGTATCCGGAGCGGGTACAGTGGCGAGTCCATATGCATATGTAGCAGCAAGTTTGCCTGTAGGTTTAACAGTTTCAAGTAACATTAACAACGATACAACTGACAGGGAAAGCAAATATTTAGGTTGTGTTATCAATCAAGTTGTACTTAAAGCAGCAGTTGGAGAAGCAGTTACAGCGTCAATTGATTTCTTGGCGGGTGACATGGCAAAGGATGCAACAATTGCATCAAATGTAGCATTACCATCACTTGAACCTTTTTCATTCGTGGGTGGAACAATCGAAATTCCAAATGCGAGTGCAATCAGTAACATTATTGATAGTGTAGAAATAACAATCACCAACTCAGCTGAAATTAAGTATGGGTTCAGTAGAACCACAGCAGCGAGAAACTTTAAGGCAAGAGATTATTCGCTTAAGTTTACAGTGAAATACTTAGATGAAACTTTAGTTGAGAAGTTTTTAGGAGCTTCAGGTGCACCAATAGCTACCACACCAGCAGCGGATGCTACAGTAGCAATCAGGTTCCAGAACGCAGCAAACCATTATGTAGATTTTATCTTTGCAAATGGTTACATTGAAGATTTCGCAGAAGGACATACACTGAATGAGATGATCACAGAAGACATTACTTACACAGCGAAGTCGCTGACAGTTAATGAAGTAATCCAATCATAAGCGTGATAGGAAACACAAAATGAAAGAAATAAAAGGAATTCCAGGACTAGATCCGGAGGTTGTAGTTACAATTAAGAAATTTAACTATGACGAAAAGTCGCAATTACTTGGTAAGACATTAAAACTTAATGTCACATCAAGAACAAAAGAGTTTACAACTGACTTTGGAGCTTACAGGTTATATGCTCTAGTGTATGGTATCGATAATGCACCATTCTTTGGGGTGGGTATTGATAAGTTACAAGCTGTCAAGAAGCTAGATGCCGATACAGGAGACCATATATTTGAAGAGATTCAAAAGTACAATAGTTTAGAAAACTTGGATGAGATTAAAAAAAAATTAAGTTAGTAATGAAAGGGCGGAGTAAAGATCAACAAGCAACCGAAATTGTTCACCAAGCAATGCTTTGTAAGATGTTTGGATGTACACCCTCAGTATTGAGGAAGGAAAGCTATGAAGATCTGATACTCATGAGCTTGGCATACAACGAAATCGCCAAAACAAACCCTATGTTGCTATTTGTATGAGAATATGACAGAAGACTTCCAAATAAGAGTGAAACTGGATGGTTCAGGAAAGGCAACCTCCACTGAGACAGGTGTAGCTGGCAGTGGATCTCAAGCCCAAGCAGAAGGTGCATTCAAGAGTGTGCTTGATGGTATGGGGTTGGGTGCTGGAATCGCATTACTCTCTGGTTTGGTAGATGGATTCAAACCCCTTCTTTCTATGGTGGCAGCGTTGACAAAGGTTGTAATGTTAACATTGATGCCGATCTCGCAAGTTATAATGGGATTATTATATCCTGTTCTATTAATAATGAAGCCAATAGTGTTGGCTGTCAATCAAATAATGATGCCGTTTCTTACTCAAGCCATGGAGTTCATGCGTGAGGGGACTGAAACAGGCAACGCTGGAATGGTTGCTGCGGGGATGACAACTTTAATGGCTGGGTTGAATGCTGTAATATTATACATGTCATCTAGTTTGATGACCTTTGTAACAACTGCATTCTTAACAGTAGTGGCTGAAATTGTTGGGTTGATAAGTGATGATGGAAAGTCATTCATCACAGACCAAATAATTCCAAACATACAAGGCATAATGGAAACTGCCACAGCTTCGGGGATAGGTGCTATTGCGATGCAAATCACAAACATGGGTGCTTTATTAGGGGCAGACATGAGCAGTTTTAACGCTAATGTTGTTTCAATGATAGATGGCGTATTTCCAAACCTTAGTGATGAGTTCATTACAGGATTAGAAGAGGCTTTGGCACTTACAGAAACAGATGGAATCAAAGCTGGGTACACAGCATTATTAGCAACCACCGCAGATGAATGGTCAAAGTATAGCGTGGCAGCGTCACAATCTATTTATGATGCTTTCTTTGATATGATAACAGCAGTGGGTAGCGGTGAAATATCATTAGAGTTTTTAGGTATTGAAGAGGAAAGCTTTTTCGGAAAGTTATTTGATACAGTGAGGGAGAATTGGGACTTAATTGGTAGTGTTGTGGCACCTCGTGCAACAGCTACATACAGATTATTAACAAGGTCATAATAAAATGGTAGTGAGTGAAATAAAATCAATTGCAAAGGGCTTGAAGTCGGTCTTGTCAGGTATGAAGGTTGGCTCTGGTTGGGGTATAATCTTAGAGATAGCCGATGGAATGAAGGGGCTGATGCAAATGGTTGGTGTTTTGTTAAAACTTATAACCAATCTAATGTCACCAATCGCAAATGTTATCATGGGATTGTTATATCCTATCTTATTAATATTAAAACCACTTACAATTGGATTGCAACGGATAATGCAACCATTCTTTGAGCTTGGCTTAGAAGCCATGAGGCAGGGTGCTGAGCTGATGGTTGATGGCGATCTTGCTGGTGCAACTGAAATGTTCGCTGCGGGTGCAGCTATCTTGTTGGGTGGGCTTGGAACTGTAATTGCAGCTTCAATGTATACAACTGTCACAACATTCGCAAGTTTAATCTTAGAATTAATGTTGCTTATCGCAGGAACTATAATTCCTATTTCTGAAGAGAAAAAGGATGAGATCATGGAAGAGGCACAATTAATGTGGGGAACCATGTTCGGAAGCTTCTTATCAATGGGAGTTGACCAGATTGCGGGACTTGCTAATCTGGTTGGACTTGATACAGCTGTCTTTGAAAAGGATGCTAAGGAAGGAATATTTAACTTTCTTTTGGGTGAAGATGGTGTTGAAAAGTTGTTGACAGATGAAACTCTTAATTATACAGAAATCCAAGAAGTGGCAATCAAAGACATGTTAGGTACAGGATCAGTTGGTCTAACATCTACAACACAAACATTAGCAGATGATCTAGGAAAGGCTGGTGTTAGTAAGGTTAATCAAATTTTAGCAGAAGCGCGAGAGAAAGCAGCAGCGATTGTAGCAGCAGCTAATAGTCGTGCGGAAAGCATAACAAGCTTAGGAGGTTTATTATAATGGTAAGCGTAGCAATAACAAATGGAGACAGCGTAGTTTTTACATTCGCAGATGGTGAAGTGAAAACAGTTAGGAGTGAGATAACATCTCAGGTTGATAGTATTCCGATGCCTGCGAGCGCACCCGCAAACACGATCTTGTTGGATCTGGGTGGCGTAATTAAAAAGATTACTGTGACAGGAACATTGTTCGTGACAGCAACAACAAGGACAAGCGTTGGAACTGTGACTTCATTATTAGCACAGAAACAGTGGTTGGAAGACTTAATGGATGGCGGACAGACTTCAATGTTGTTTACATCTAATTTTGAATCATATTCACATGATGGAACTGGAAGTTGGGAATCAACATCTACAACTCAGGTTGTAGTACAAAAGCTAACATTCGCTGAGAATGAAGGAAACCCTAACGAAATTCCGTTTGTAATGAATTTAATGGTAGGAACTTAAATATGGCAAGCCCAAAGTTGAAATATGTAGAGATTGATAGCACCGATGTAAGTAGTTATGTAACTTCTTTCAAGGTTACTCGTACTAAGGACTCTGGAATTACAAATGCTATAATATCATTCAACACTAATATTTTAACAGTCATTGACTTTGACGAAAACAATACATTCCACGAGATCGAGATTTGGCGGGGGGTATCAGCTGGAAATGAAGACAGAATCTTTAAAGGGGAGGTCTATACTTTTTCCAAAGACGGGGTTTTCATTACGTGTCAGTGTAAGTGTGAACTCTACAAGGCAGTCAGGGCGTCAGTTACTAAGTCATTTGATTCTAATATAGATACTGAAGCTGGAAACTTCAGTGAGATATTTTCAACTTTAATGGAAGATTATGCAGGATTAACAGCTGTTGTGGGTGGCACTGTACAAGACTATGGAACTACTCATATCATTTCAAAGTTCATATGTAACCATGCCGATGTGTTTGAAAGGTGTGAAATGCTTGCTAATGCTATTGGATGGCAATTCTATTACAACCCAGATGATGATAAGGTTTATTTTGAAGAGAATGGATTTCCAGCTGCTTCTACAACATTAACAGTTGGAACTAATGTGAGTAACAATCCACCATGGGCATACGATAAGTCTGCAATGATTAACAAGTATAAGATTATTGGGGGTGAAGATCTGGTTGAAACTGATGAAACCTTTGATGGAGATGCAGCGGAAGACACGTTCACATTAGAGTTCACACCTGTTAGTGTTAGGGTTACAGTTGGAGGAAGCTTACAAGTTGGAGGTAACGATACAACATCCGGAACCTTTGATTATCAGGTAGACACTGAAAACAAACAAATCATATTTGAATCTGGATCTATTCCAGGAGCTGGTGTTGGAAATGTTGCAGTGACATACACTCACAATTTACCAAGACCAGTGATAAACAGCAACCAAGATAGCATTGACACTCACGGAACCTATGAAAAGGTAAGCTTTGCCGTTGAATTGAGAGATGTTGACGATGTTAAAACATACTGCAGACAATACATTTCAACTTATAGTATTCCATTCCAAGTTTGTAATGATGTTAAAGTTGTAGATGTGTCTGATATGTTTCCAGGACAAGCAGTCACAATAGTTGACACCACACACAGCATCAATAAAACCTTTTACATTACCAAGACCGAAATGTATTATCCTTATGTGCCTGATAAGTTAGCTGTTACAGACAGCAATTCAGCTGAAGAAGACTTTGGAACCACTGTTAATGATAGGGTTCGAAGATTAGAAGAGGCTATGGGGCAGAACCAAGATGTTTTAATTCATTTGTTCGATGGTACAAGAACCATTAAATATCGGAGAAGGTATGCCAAACTTAACAAGAGAACCGCAGCTGGAACTGATATGTTTATCCTAGGAAACCCAACTTATGGTGTTATCGGAACTGCTAAGTGGGGGGATCAAGACATGGGTGCTAGATCTACTGAGTCTGTACATCAAGGCAATGATACTTATAGAGAATATTTATATGATTATGAGTTTGCAATAGATTCGAATGCATGGACAATTCAAGATGATTGTGATTCTATTGTTTGGAGTGTTGGTGGAAATGGAATAGCACCAACATTAAACTATAATGATTACAAAACTGGTACAACCTCATTAAACTTACTTATGGGTGCGGGTGGTGGCTCTTCCACATGGTACAAAACATTACCAGGAACATTCGATGGGACTGGAAAGGGTTTCAGATTATGGGTGAGAATTAGAGATTCAACAGCGATGGCTAAATTTAGTGCGATGGGAAATGGCTTACAAGTTAGAGTTGGAAGTGACAATGCTAATTATTATTATTTTGATAATCCACTTGGAACCGCAGAGCTTATTACTGGTTGGAATTTATTAGGGTTTGACTTTGCAACCGCAAGTTCAATAGGATCTCCCAATGTGGCAGCATTAGATTATTTAGAGGTTAGAATCATACCAGAAGGTGCGGTTGTCACATTCACAGATGATGAGATAATTATGGATACTTGGCTGACTGGAGATTCAGAAGCTAAGTTTAACATGAACAATAACAGAATAGACTTTGAAGCTGATGATGTATGGTACAGCGATTTCCTATTCAAAGGAACACAGTTCACTTACGCGACACTAACAGTTGGAAGTGTTACAGGCTCATTAGCATATGCGGTGTCAGCTGATGGTGGATCTACATGGCAAGCTGCAACCAGTGGAAGCAGAATTACATTATCAAGCACAGATACAACAGGTGTTAAGTTAAGAATAACTGAAGATGCATCTGGAGCAGCTCAGATAAATGATACAACAGATGTATATGGTAGAGTTAGTGCACCACACTTGACACTACTAATGGAGGTTTAAAATGGCAAATGGAAGTATAATAACAAATAACGGAAAAAAGGTTTTACTTAATCGAGCATACAAGTCATCACCAGATTACAATCCTATCAATCAGTTTAAGGTGGGTGTTGCAAATGGAACTCCTGCAGTTTCGAGCACAGACTTAGACACTCCAGTCCCTATCAATGGATTTGAAGTCACAGATGATTGTGAAGCTGCAGATTGGGTTGATGACGCAGAGATTACAACTGCATTAAATGCGACATATTTTAAGGAAGGAACTTATGGTCTTGACTTAACAAAGGATGCGGGTGGAAACATTGACGCTACAACTGACAAAACAACCACTTCGGTAGACTTTACAAGCAAAGATCTATGGATGTGGCTTTACATTAAAGATGCGACAATGTATGCTAAATTGAATGCAACTGATTGTGTGACAATTAGGTTTGGTTCAGACAATGGTAATTATTATCAATATACTAGAGATGCAGCTGACTTGGCAGTTGGATGGAATTACATAACATTCAACACTGGAACTGCTGACAGTACAGTTGGTGCTCCTGCAATTGCAGCTTGCGATTATTCATACATTGGAATCAAAGCAGACGCAGCTGGTACAGTTTGGGCTGTCGATGATCTAGTGATGGATCACTGGAGAGTTGCAAGCGCAGATGATTACTTTGAAAACATTGACGCTGGTTATCCGGTGTTTGATGAAACTAATAATGAAGTTGAAATACAGGCAACATTAGCGACTACAGATGCAAATGGATTTAACATTGATGGCTTTGCACTTTGGAATGATGACGCAACAGAGTTAATGATGTCAGAGGACACAATCACCGATGAGAGTAAATCAAGCACTGATGAGTTTGTTTGGGTGATAACAGACAGGGTTGAATAATGGTAGCAGCAGAAAACATATGGTCAAAAACAAACGGAAGCTTTGGATATGCTTCTGACGGAAATTACAGGGCAGGTTGGATAGTAGAAGCCGAAGCAGGTGAAACTATCACAGCAGGCAATGTAGTCTATGTTCATTTGACAGATTGTAAAGCATATGTTTCTGACACTGGGACTGCTAATGATATTCGAGCAACTGGAATTGCAATCAACGGAGTTTCAAGCGGATCTACTGTTTACTTACAAGTTGGTGGCACATATGATACAACTGGATTAACAGACAAAGAAGATTATTATTTGGGTGCTGCAGGTGCAATCAGTACAACTAGAAGTGGAGTAAGAATTGGAACTGCACTAAGCACAACCGAACTGTGGATCAACATCATACAAGACGATAGAGATGCAGTTGGAACTGTCAAGCCGACAGTGCCAGATTTTACAGGAATACCAAGCAATAATTTAACAGCGTTTTGGGTGGCGTGTGCAGGTCAAAGCTTGAGTGATACTGAGAGTCCACTCAATGGACAAACCATACCAGACTTAAATGATGCTGCGGGTACTGAAACTTTCCTTAGAGGAAATACAGCATCTGGTGGAACTGGTGGTTCAGCAAGTCACAGTCACAGTGCAAGTTCAGGTGCTTCTGGACCTGGAAATATAGGAGCTGCGACATCGTGGTTGACAAGTTCAAACACAAATGGTGCAGGAATAGAACCAGAATATTATGATGTAGTATGGGTGATGAAGGTAAAATAAAATGGCAGATGAAGGAGAATACATAAAAGCGACAAATGACACTGTTTTCAGCAGTGAGTTTAATGGAAGTATTGGAAAGATTGTTGTGGTTGAAGCTGGAGAGAACTTGACAGGTGGCAACACAGTATATTTTAAACAATCAGATGGAAAAGCTTACAAGTCAGACACTGGAACTGCAGATGATATCAGAGCAGATGGAATAATATTTAACTCACCAACATCTGGAAATGATGGGTATGTGATAACTAGGGGGTTATACCAAACTACAGGGTTAACAGCTAATACTGATTACTATTTGGGAGCAGCTGGTGCTTTGAGTGCAACTCCTTCAGGGGTTAGAATAGGACATGCAACATCTACAACCGAATTATATTTAAACATTATACAAGATGATAAGGATAAGGTTGGAACAGTAAAAGCTTATTTGAAAGACTTTACAGGGATACCAGCAAACAACATGACAGCCTTCTGGGTTGAATGTGCAGGACAATCCTTATCAGACGCAGAAAGTCCTTTGAACGGACAGACAATACCAGACCTTAACGCAGATGCTGGAGCTGATCAAAGGTTCCTAAGAGGAAACACGGCATCTGGCGGTACAGGTGGAGCTGACTCACACAGTCACGGCATTTCAACAGGTTCATCATTAGGATGTACAGGACAATTCCAACCTGCTGGAAGTACAGGTGGAGCTTCAAGCTTACCACCATATTATGAGGTCGTATGGATTATGAAGGTGAAATAAAATGGCATTACCAGACAATGACGGAACAGATACAGTTGATGCAAATGATATCAACTCAGAATGTGGAAACTTATTATTAGTGGAAGCTGGGGAAAACTTGACAGCTGGGAATGCAGTTTACATTCACTTGACAGATGGAAAGGCTTACATTTCTGATACAGGAACAGCTGCAGACATTAGAGCAAATGGTATTGCTTTGGCAACTGTAAACTCTGGCGATGATGTTAATGTTATCACTAGGGGGCTTTATACAACATCAGGATTAACTGGAAATACAACTTATTATTTAGGAGCTGCGGGTGCAATCTCAACTACAAGGTCTGGAGTAAGGATTGGCTATGCTGAATCTACAACCTCCCTATATATAGACATAGACCAAGATGATGAGGCGGTTGTGGGTACAATAAAGGCTTATTTGAAAGACTTCACGAACATCCCAGCTAATAACTTTAATGCTTTTTGGAACGAGTGTGATGGGGCTGTATTTAATGACAGTGAAAGTCCACTGGATGGACAAACATTACCAGATCTTAATGGGAGTGTAGCAACTCAAAGATTCTTGAGAGGAAATGCAGCTTCCGGAGGTACAGGCGGAGCTGCAAGTCACAGCCACAGTTTAAACACTGGCTCTGGTGATGGAATTTCGTGTCCACCAAAATCAACACCCCCAGCAAACACTGGAAGTGCGAGTAACTATCCTAAGTATTATGAAGTTGTATGGATAATAAAAACGAAATAGGAGGAAACACAATGGTAAAAAAATTTAATGCAAAGAACTATTTAGCTTCAAAGACCTTTTGGGGTGCAGTTGTAGTAGTTGTAGCAGGTATAATGGTATCATTAGGATACATTGAAGCTGCTGCGGTTGTAGGAAGTCTTGGTGCAGGTCTTGGATTGATCGGAGTTAGGAATGCAGAAGGCAAACTGACTTGGAAGTAGTAACTACTGACGAGTAGAACGGGTAATAAATACCTTTAAATATGCTAAATCTTTAGTATATAACATGAAATTCGCTATATGCGAGGAGATAAAATATAAAATGGAAACACGTGAATATATTTCATGGGTTCTGGTAGCATTACTTGCAATTGGTGTCGTTGGTTTGGCACTGACAGCAAACTGGGAAGAAACTCCTGTTTGTGAAGAAACTGTATGTGTATGTGAAGGAGCTAGTGAAAGTTTTTGTGCAGACTTCATCGAAGACTGCCCTGTAGTTGAACCTGTGGTTTGTCCAGAGGTAAACGAAACACTGTGTGTTGACTTTGTTGAAACAGTCGAAGATGACTTAGCAGAAGAAAACACAGCGAGAGAGACAGCAAGAGATGAAATCGAAGCAGAAATGTCAGATGATGATTTTGTTGAAGATGTATTTGACTTCTTGGTTAATGATCTAGGATTAGATGTTAACGACGAGGACGATGTATCGCTTGAAGATGCCGATGGATTTGAATGGAGTTATGATTGGTCAGACACCGAAGATGGTGAAGGCGAAGTAACTGTTGAGTTTAAGGCATACTACACAGAAGATGGTGACGAAGACGATGAGAAGCTAGAGTGCTTATTTGTACTTGAAGACTTCGAAATTGACGGATACACCTTAACTGAGCATTAATTTGCTCTCTTTTTTTCTTTTTTTTTAAATAAATATTTTTATAAAGTTCTAGATCTTACATATTAACACTTATTAGGCAATCCCTCCCAGTGTTTACTGGGATCGGTGCAGGGGGTTCTACCCCCTCACCTCCCCATATTCTCAAGAACCTATATCTTTATATAGGAGTATTCTCTAATATATACTAGGTTTTAAGCAATTAAAACCGAGGAGAAAAACAAAATGGGAAATGCAAAAGATGAACATGATGCTTTGTTTAAAGCAGCATTAGAAGCAGACGCAGTCAATAGATGTGTGGAGGACTATAAATATGGGAGATAGAGGAAACATTATTGTAAAGTATAACGAAGACATTGTTTATTTATACACCCATTGGGGTGGATCTGAGTTATATAGTATATTAAGAAGAGCACTTGGCAAGAAAGAAAGGTGGGGAGACCATGCTTATTTAACTAGAATTATATTTTGTGAGATGGTTAAAGATGATATGGAAGGCACAACTGGATATGGTATCTCATCAACAGAAGGTGATGGTGGAACTGATATTGTTGTGGACGTAGTGAAGCAGACAGTTCAAGGACAACCATTTGAAGACTTTATTAAAAATGGTTAGAGATAAGATCTGTGTGTATTGTGGAGAACCCATGAGTTATGAAGATTGGAGGGATTCTACATTCAAACCCAATGAATATATGTGGAAGCGTAAAAAGTATTGTAGCACTGTATGTTGTGGGAAAGATCATAGAAAACAAAGGAGAGTGAAAATGAGTGATTATGTGTTTTATTGTAAAGTGTGTGAAACGGAAACTGGGTTTAAAATGTTACCACCCGACATGCAAAGGTTTCCAAAGAACTATACAACTGTTGAATGTGTTGAATGTGGGTGGAGATGGTGGACTAAAAAATGATAGAAGGAGGAAATAAAAAATGGTAGAACCGAACTGGGACAAGATTAATGCAAAGAAGCGTAAAGAGATAATGCTTGGGCAAGCAATGAATCAAGCAAAAGATATATTGATTGCTTCAAAAAAAGAATATACTTTTGAAGATTGGGATGCGTTGGAAAAGATAGGAATTGATGAAGAGAAAATATATAAGGAATGGGCAAAATTATTCTTCAAATGGAATCGAGAGATCTATGATGAGGCGATTAAGAATGAGTGAAAGAAAAAGGATGACCCAAGATGATTTTAGAGATCTGGAAGTTGTTGTGACACAATGTATAGGTTCAGGCGGAAGAAATTATAACACATTACATCCTGGAGATGTATTCTACACCTGCAATTGTAGCTTGAAATGTCCGTATCAAGTAGAAAGGGAAGACTTAAGACCTTATTGCAAGGCTGCGGTGTATGAAACGGAGGTGAGATGATGACATGGACAGCTTGGATGAATGATGTTCACAAAGCAGGGTGGACAAAAGACATAATCAAAAGAAAGTTTGAGGAGGCAAAAGATGGAAATCAAAGACTTTAGAGGTCTACCTGAAAAGATTAAAAACCTTAAGATGGAGATCATTACAAGAAAAAGGGGTGCAATGCTGAGAGACAGAGAACTGGAAGGTGTGAGAAGCCGTCATAAACTCGCTTTGGCAACTAGAAAAGGAGATGATGGTAAGTTTATCTACCCAAATGAGAAAGCGCGTGAATCAGCTCTAATATTGACACTGGGAGCTGACAAAACATATCAGAAAAGCTTGACTGATAAGGATGACAACCAATATGAGTTGGATCTGTTGGTCATAGAGCTTGAAGGTCTGAAAGATCAGTTGAGAGTGGAGTCCATAATACTGCAGTTTGCTGCAGACTAAAATGGAACCAGAAATTGCAATGCTCAGGGTGACTTTTTTACTCTGGGCTTTGTTGTTTTTTATTATTTGGGCAATACTAGAGGAGATAGACAAATGAAAAAATTAAAATGTATCTGTGGAAAAGAAGTTGAAATGAGCAAACAAGACATTAAAGTGGATTTCATTCAATTAGAAGAGGTTTGGATGGGTGAATGTGAGAGTTGTTTGAGAAAATATGATCTATGGGTGTGTAATAAAAATGGAAATAGATGTTAAAAAACTAAGTAGAGTTACATTAGTTGATAAAACTGGCAGAGTTTATGAAAGATTTGGAATCAATGTATATTTGCTCATATCCGATGAAGGAAGAACATTAAAAGTGTTTGTAAATAAGAAATCATAGTGGGTTCCCATCCCCCTTCTCAATTCTGCGGGGGGTTGCCATTATGACTTAAGATCATAGTGACACAATGAATAAAAAACAACGAAAGCAAACAGCTAGAAAGAGGCTTGGAAGTAAATGGAAATATGGAATCAAAAAGAAAGTTAAAGATGACAGACTACTATAAAGTTAATACGAACACCGACCCTTTAGTATAATAAACTTTATAAACTGTCTGGGTCACAGTAAAAATGGAGGTTGATAAATGTATAAAAAAGATAAACTAACAATTTCTATTGATGAAAATTTAAAGAAAGACTATAAGGATTATTGTGAAAAAGAAGGCTATAAACTGAGTAGTAGAATCTCAGTGTTAATATTTAAGGATATGACTTATAAAGATGGTGAAAAATGAATGAACAGCAAAAATATATAGAAGTTCTTAGGAGAGTGACCACTCCTGAGATTAAGGTTGCGTTAGATTGTTACAAGCCTAAAACTAAAAAGTATGAACCAGGATTTAGGCATAACATTGACATGTACAAATTACACGATGAGAGGACAGCGTGTATTAATGAGGTTATATTTGATTTTGATTATTCTAGTTATGTTAAAAATTTTAAACAAGCGCAGAATGTTGTTGAGACATTGAAGATGCGTGGTATTGAACCCTATGTGTGCGCTACAGGCGGAAAGGGGATTCACATTCATATATTTTTTGATAAGATTACTTGTAAGCGAGATGAAAATAAAGAACTTCTTAAAGATGCGTTCAGCTATGGGTTGACTTGGAAGCATATAAGGTTGTGGCTTTGGAACTCTATCCTTGATGAGGCTGGCATTGAACCTGAACACAGGGGCATGGGCAAACAACTCGATTCATTTCCGATGAACTTTGACTACTTCGCGGGTTCTACCCGATTGATCAGAGACATTGGTGGAAGGAAGCATGTTAAGAATAGTGATGGTGAGTGGACTAAATATTACAAAACCTATATTCCATTAGATGAGTTTACCAAGAAGAAGCCTGTTATAACTAATATTGACCAAGTTAGATTTCCAACCGAGATTAAACTGTTCAAGATTGGTGAGCATGAACTGTCAGGGTATCTAGAGAACTTCATTAAAGAGGCAAAGGGTAATGAGTTCAGAGAATTTAAGAATGAAAAGCTTCCTGTTAATTATAGAGATCTGGATGGGGTTGCTAGGATTAGGGAGGGGTTGGGTACAGGTCAAAGAAGCTTGGGTGCATTAACACTATCCATAGCTTGTAAAGTAGATGGTTTGAAGATCGAGGATGCAACTATTATATTGAAAGAGTATGTTAAGAGCTGTGGGCAGACCCAGCATAAGTTTAGTGAAGGTGAAGCATTACAGTGGTTAGATTGGGTTTACACTCAAAACAACGTGTTTTGGAGCTGTGCACAGCTCAAAACCCTAGGATTACACAACGAATACGACTGTGAATATTGTAAGTTTAGGCATAAAGACGCGCTGAAGTTCTTGACAGCCACCGACATACTCAAGAAGATAGAGGAAGTGCTTAACTTCGAGATCGTGGGTGAGATGGAATCCAAGGCATTAATATTCTTATTATTACTAAGCAAAGACTTTCCATCTCATACGGGCAAGCCCGATTGGAACATTATCAGTGATCCACAGAGTCAGAATGTTATCCTGAGTGCTGACAGTTCAAGTGGTAAAACCTATTTGGTGAAAGCTATATTGAAGATGTTTGGCGAGAAAGATGTTGACTACTTTGTTATAAGTAGGATTACCAAGAATGCCATCAACTACTTTACAGATGTTAATATGGATGGCAAAATTATATTTATCGAAGAAATGCAAGGACTCGATGATGCAACCTCTCAGTTGAGGTTGTGGATGTCTGAGGGTTGTCTTACCTTGAACACAGTGGAGAAAGTTAAGAATGATGAAGGTGTTGAAGTGAATACCATGGTCACCAAGACCACCACTGGACAACCTAGTTTTATAACATGTCAAGCTGAGGGGCTGGTGAATGATCAACTTAATAATAGAAGTTGGGTTTTGAGCACCGATGTGAGTGATGAGCAAACTCAAATGATATTAAATTTTCAGAATGATATGAACCAAGGCTCGATTAAGATTAACAAAAAGAAAATTAGAATGATATCCGATGCGATGAAGCAATTAAGACCATACCATTTCAAGATACCATTTGCAGATCACGCTGCAATGGGAATACCAACTGGTGACATTAGGGTGAGAAGAGATTATCAGAAGTTTTTAACCCTTATCAAATGCAGCGCATACTTACACCAGAAACAAAGGCAGATCATTAAAGAGAATGACCAAGAGTTTATAATATGCACCATCCAAGATTATGATATTGCTAGGTTGTACAGCAGTGGTATATTAGGTGCAACATTCAGTGGTTTGACAATGATACAGCTTAACCTTCTAACCTTCTTAAAGAAGTCCAGTTTTAACATGGAATTTGAAATAAGAGATCTTCAGCGTAACTTGAACAAGAGCCAACCTTATTGGTATGGTCAGTTAAAACAGCTTGTAGATCTTGGTTACATTTCTTGTGAAAAGAGTATAGGAAAGTCAACAGTTTACAGTTTAGTTAAGGAAAAAACAGTGAATTTGATCAAACTTCCAACAGGTGAAGAGCTTGCCAAAAAGCTCTTGACTTCTTCTTGAATATATATATTACAAGTGCCGACCTATAACGAGCTTGAAAAAAACCGACCTATTACTCTTTGGTAATAATACTTTTACAAAAGCGATATTACCAAGAGGTAGTACAGAGGTTTTTCAAAACCTCGTTATAGGTCGACCTTCATGCTACCCGAATTCAATAGGAAGGGCGGTTGAGTACCTATTACAACACCTTATGAGAGTGGTCACGCAAAAATGATCGATATATATTTATACTATATATACTACTTATATTTATGGATCGATTATTCTCAAGTCGCTCATCTCATAGCGTGTTGTAATAGGTCGGCACTTCAAACATATAGGTTGTAACATATAAACTCAAGGGTATAAATATATATAAGCTAGTAGTAGCATCAACATGGTATGGAGGTGCTAAGATGGTGAAAAGAATTTTTGTAATTGTGGATGATCCCGAGCACGAAAGATATGTTAAAGCCAAGGGGTTTAGAACTTGGAAAGATGTGATTGAAAGGGGTGTGGAAAGCATTGAAAATGATGATCAATGATATGCCAAAACTACACTCTCCCTTTGTTAGAAAGATGATTGACAAGAGGTATGTTGTTACACCAGAAATAGATGAAGATTTTAAATGGGTGTTTGAAGATGATGAGGTGATAGCAACTGAAAAGCTGGATGGGACTAATGTCAGTATAATTATTGAGAATGGTAAGGTGACAAGAGTTTTTAACCGAAAGAATGAAATCCAAATATTTGGTTCCAAACAACGATTTATAATTGAAGGTGTTATGAATGCGTTTGATCGTGGGTATTGTAATTTTACTGATGGGCAATATTTCGGTGAAGTGATAGGTCCGAAGTTGCAGAAAAACCCGTTGGGGTCAAAGGAACATTTATGGATTCCATTTGAAAAGGTCAGAAAGAGTTATTCATATAAATCATGGGGCAAATATCCTAAAGATTTTGATAATATATCAACATGGTTCAAAGATGATTTGTTTAGTTTGTTTGTAAGACAAAGATCGGGCAAAGTGATCAAACCTGAAGGTATTGTCTTTTACCAACCATCAACTGGAAAGATGGCGAAACTTAGAGTTGATATGTTTGATTGGTTTGAAGGAAAGAGGCATCGAAAATGATGATTTATAGATGCCTTGGGTGTGATGGTGATTGCTACCAAACCAAGGAAGATGAAGATGTTTACATTTGTATCGAGTGTGGAGCTACATTTGATATTGATGATTACTTATAGTGGGGTAGCTCAGTCTGGTCGAGCGCAGGACAGCACCATCATAAAATATCTTGATGGTCCGTAAAGCCTGAGACACTGGTTCAAATCCAGTCCCCATATCATAGTCACGGCGAAAGCCAAGACAGGAGAAAAAAAGATGGAAACAAAAAGCAGATATGAAGTGTTTGCTCAACTAGAAGAGCAAAAAAGAAAGTATATTATTGAAAGAGATTCATTCGCTGGGTATATTTCAAACAAAGCCAGACAAATAAAACAGTTGAAAAGACAGCTTGAAGATCTGGAAGAAGAAAGAGCAGAGATAATATCACAAAAGGCTGAAAGAGAAGCTATGCTTAATAAGTTGATAGCGTCCATAGACAAAAGCATGGAAGATTTCAATTCAGGTAAAAAATAATAATCTCAGAAAAAACAAATAAAAATTTAGCCCCTGCCTGAGATTCCACCGATATAGGTATATAAAAACATCTGGAAAGCAGGGGATGCTTTTCATAGTCACGGCGAAAGCAGAAAGCTAAGTCAAGACAGGAGACAAGAAAATGAGTATAAGTTGGAGTGAGGCAACAGCCTCAGACAGATTTGTTGGGTTCGAAGAGAACGAAGACAAGGTTCTGGTTATCCATAACTGGAAATTAGAAGAAGTTGAAAAGTTTGGTAAGAAGGGAATCGAGTTCTCTGCAGAAGTTGTTGAAGAGGATGGCAAAGATTTGACTGGATTAGAAGAGCCAAAACTATTGACAACTACAAGCAGAAGACTGAAGAAAGCTTTGAGACCATTGGTTGAGAATGCAGATCCGAAGACGCCACTGAAAATTAAAGTGCTAAAGATCGGTGATAAGTTTGACACCCAGTACAGTGTCAAGCTGGTGAAGTGAGGGGGTATTCCCCCACTTTATAACATGGAGGTTAAAATGATAGGTGAAAAAAGTCAATTAGAATATTTATTTAAAAGACAAAAGAATTATGATAGAAAATATGGTATGTTTGTTAATATCATAGAAAGTGTGGTTGGTCAAGAGATTGATGTGCTTGAATTGTTTGGTGGTGTTGGCATACAAACTTATTTGCTGGATTTGTTTACCAAGCCAAAGTTTCATACAGTGGTTGAAAGGGACGAACACTGTTTAAGAATATTGGGTTATTTTAACAAAAACAAAGATGTGATTGAAGGTGATGCATTTGAATATGATCATGACTTTGAATATGACTTGGCAATATTAGACTCTGGAATGAATAAGAGTAACACTGACAAGCACATTAAACTATTGAAGAATGTGAAAGCCAAGAAGATCATCATTACAGAGACAGGCGTGTACAATGTTAAGTTTCATAAAGATCTTACTTATGAACAGTATTATAAGAATGTTGCAAAGAGGTTGCAAAGTGCGGGGTTCAAGGTTGAGCGTATAGTCTATGAATGTAACTTTGGGATGATACTGATCAACCAAGAGCATCAAGGTGGGCTGATCATTGAAAAGAATACATACACCAACCTATGTTGGCGTGATTATGTAGAGCTTATCAAGGACGAGGCATACGATGAGTGATGTTTACTCAATGCCATTGAGTGTCACTTCGCAATTTTATTTTTGTCCAATGCCATTGAGGTTAGACACTTACAGCGGATGCACTAATAACTGCTTGTATTGCTTTGCAAACAACAGCATGCAGAAGTACATGAACACTGATGGTGATGTTAAGCTGGCAACCTTACACGATGATGAGTTTGTTAAGGCGTCAACATTACAACACGTCAAGAAGTATTTTGACATTGCATTCGAAGGTGCACCCAACAATTTTAAAGAACAAGAGGGGTGTGCGATTGAAGCACTTAGGAGAAGGATACCCATACACTTCGGTGGAATGAGTGATCCCTTCCAACCCAAAGAGAAGAAGTCAAGGGTGACATTAGAGGTTCTCAAGCTTCTTAAAAGTTACAACTATCCAGTTGTACTCTCAACCAAATGTAAGCTTATCATGGAACCCGAGTACAGAGAGATCATTGACGATTATGAAAACTTTGGCTTGCAGGTCAGTCTGATTGATACTAGGCAAGAGGTCATGGATCTTATTGAGCCAGGAGTTGGTAAGAATAGTGTACAGGATCGGCTTGATATCTTAGAAACTTACAAACACAAATGGACAGCAATCAGGATACAGCCTGTCATCATTAACCTTAATGAGCCAATCATTCCCGACCTACTACAGAAGTGTAAAGATCGAGATGTCAACCACGCGGTGGTTGAAGGGTTGAAGTTCATGAACTCTAACAAGACAGCTAATATTGTTATAAGTAAAGCATTCAAGAAGATTACAGGCGAAAGCTTTGACTTGGCTGCGCACTACAAAGCGATTGGTGGAAAGGTGAGTGGTAATGATATTGAACTGCCGACATGGCGTAAGAATGTGTATGTTAAGAAGTTTAAGAAGGTGTGTAAAGATCTGGGCATCACTTACGGGGCTGCTGATAATGATCTAAGGCTCGAGGGTGAAACTCCGTGTTGTTGTGGCAATGAACAAATGCCAGGATATGATAATGTTTGCAAACATAACATTGGATATGCGGTGTTCAGAGCCAAAGCGAAAGGGGTGCCAATCACTTATGACCTGATTAAAGATGAATGGTTCTGGAAGGGTGACTTTAGAATGATAATTTCACAGGACAAACTTTCAAGGAAGCTTGGGCGTAGAGCCACGAGGGACGATTCAAACATTCCGTTGATGGAATGCTTCATGAAACAGTGGAACAACAATGGAAAGAATAGTCCTTGCCAGCATTGTTCAGTGAAAAAAAGGCAAAAGCTTGATGAAGATGGTAACAAGACCTATATATTTAAAGATGATGGAGAGATGAAAGAGTTATTGAAACCAATCAACCAAAAGACATTGTTCAGTTTTTAGAGGAGGTGAAACATGTTAATATTCGATATTGAAACACAGACATTCGGAAAACCAAACCCCAAGAAAGATGTATTCAAGTACATGGGTGCGTACAGCTACATTGACAAGAAATATTATTTCTTGGATGATAAGGATGAAGTGAAAGAACTGCTAAAACGACACAAGATAATTGTGGGGTTCAACTCATACCATTATGATGAACCTATCATGAAAAGGTGTGGCTGTTGGGTGGGTGGTCACACTCACCTAGATCTGTACAAGATCATTAAGAAAAGGTCAAACCTTCTTAGGTGCGAGAATGAGAGTAAGTCATTAAGGAATCTGGCGAAGTTCTTTGGTATGAAGGTACAAAAGGGTGAGATGGATTATGAACTCTTGAATAAGCCTGCAATTAGCCAAGAGGAGTTCTATACCATAAAGGAATATACGCTTAAAGATATAGAAGTTACAAAAGAGTTGTTTGAATATATATACAATTTCTTTGAACCCTTTAAAGAATATCTCTCAAAGTATGATCAAGACAGGTTCAAGTGGCTGACCACTTCGACTGGTGCATATGCTTACAAAGTAATATGTAACATGACTGGCATTGAAGAGGAATACTCTGACATCCGTGAGGGTGAAAGGTATAAAGGTGGCTATGTGAGCTTGCCAACTCAAGCTGAAGAACACGATGATATCCTTTGTTATGATTTTAATAGTTTGTATCCGCACTGCTTCATCCAAGCCAACTTGTACTCTCATTCATGTAACTGTTGCAAGGAAGAAGATAAGTGGACTGGCAATGAGATGTTTCCTGTGACTGGAAAGTATTGTATTAAAACACAAGGCAAGATTGAAAAACTATTGTTAGAGATGTATAAGAAAAGACAAGTCTATAAGAAAGATAATGATAGGCGTGAATATGTTATCAAGATCATCATTAATACGATGTATGGAATAAGTGGCTCTCCACTATTTAAGAATTTATATTCTTACAAGACTGCTTCTGACTGTACCCTGATAGCGAGAAGGTCAACCAAGTTTGCCAGAAAGAAGTTTCAAAGTGCTGGGTATGAGGTTTTATACTCTGACACTGATTCAGTCTATCTTAAAGACCCATTCAAAGATCCGGAAAGGTTGAAGTTTATCAAGAAGCATATTGTGGATACCATTAAGAAGAATCTGCCATTTCCCGCAGAAACATTTGACATGGGTGTTGATGATGAAATTAAACACATTTGGTTCTTCAAGAAAAATGATAAGTTTCTTAAGAAGTTTTACATTTATGTGACTGAAGGTGGCAAGGTGAAAGTCAAAGGGCTTCCGATGATTAAGAATGATAGCTCTAAGGTTGGATATCACGTGTTCAAGAAGTACATGCTGGAGAGTGTCAAGCAGGGTGTTATTAAGTTTGACTATGAGAATGTTAAACTGTGGGTTGATAATGAATTAAGACTGAATTTAGATTATGTTGTTAGGACTTATAAAGTTAATTCGTTTGAAACATATAAGAATGAGAGTCAATTACAAGCACAGATCTCTAAGAAGTATGGTGCTGGTGTTCATTACCTGATAGCAAACAAAAAGGTGGGTGTTGGCAAGGGGTGTCGTTACTGTACCCGTGAAGAGTTTAAAGATGCCGAGCTTGGCTTTGATGATTTAGTGTTGACTAAGTTCTGGAGTGAAATGGAAGTGTTCTGTGACATTCCAGTTATTAAAAAGTATAAAGTTGTAGGACGCAAACAAAGAAGAAAAAAGGCACAGCTTTCATTGGAAGCGTGGTGCGATCTAGGAGAATAAGAAAATGAATAAAAAAGGACAAGGCGAAATGCTTGTGGTCGGGGTGATAGTAGTTTTTATCATTGCAATAATAGTGGGTGCAATGTTTGTCATGCCAATCTACAATGTATGGGCAAAAGAAAAGAAAGGTGAAGCGTCATTAGCAGAAGCAGAATGGGACAGACAAATACAGATTGCTGAGGCAGAAGCTAATCTGGAAGCGCAGAGCTATAATGCTGATGCTGAAATAATCAGAGCAGCAGGAGTCGCAGAAGCAAACCTTATCATTGCTGGTAGTTTAGATGAGCAATATTTAAGATATTTGTGGATACAAGGATTGAATGATGGTAGCAGTGAAGTTATTTATGTCGCAACTGAAGCGGGACTACCAATTCTGGAAGCTGGAAGGCTTTCAGAATAAAGGAGAATAAGAAAATGGTAAAAAAGAAGAAAACATTAACATTAGCGAGTGTGAACAAAAAGGTCGATAAGCTATGGGATCTATGTAGTCAATTTGAAGACTCAGTTAACACACGTGACTTATTAACAAATGAAGTTATGAAACTGCAAAGCAAGATAGATAAAAACCAACACAGGATTAATGTTGTTCACAATATATGGGTTTTAGTGATAATTTTACTAACATTAATAAACATAGCGGTGAATATCTTTTAAAATGGATATTGTGGTTGATAGTAGGGAGCAAAAACCTCTCTGGAAAAAAGACATTGAAGTCAAAGCACTCAATGTGGGTGATTATAGCCTGAAGGGATATGAAAATAGGATTGCAGTGGAAAGGAAGTCACTGCAAGATCTCTTTGGTACTCTGGGCAAGGGGCATAAGAGGTTTAAGAAAGAATTGGAAAGAGCTGATGGGTATGATTACTTTGCCATTGTAGTGGATGGATCATACTCAGATTGTAAGAATAAAAACTTTGCGGGGTCATTCTACTCTAAGATGAAAGGGTATGTTATCATTAAGATACTGTTCACGTTGCATGTGAAGTATAAGATTAACATCTTTTTTACATCCGGCAGGGTAGAGTCAAAACAGGTGATAAAAAGTATATTTGAAGCGTATCTTAACACAAAGAAGTAAAGCTTATAAAGGAAAGCATACCAATATATAATATGGTGATGGATGTTCTGGAAAAGAAGGCAACAACTTCTGTTAGTGTTAAAATTAAAAACCTGATGTGGTTGGATGAACAAAGAGAAGCTGATCCCAAGTTTACATTTAGCAAGTTTGTTGATAATGCCATTGACAAGGAGAGGAAGGGTGGAACTAAGGTTTAAGAAGATGAGGTGTATGTTCTGTGGAATGTCGAAGTCGAACACGTCAAAAGCGCTTGGTAAGTTTAAATTATATTATAATCCTAAAAGGTTGGCGTGTAAGTGCCTGACCTGTGGAAAACGAGTCTATTTAGACTTGATGGAGGAAAATAAAAATGTTGAAAGAAGTAGTGTATGAAGTAAAAGAAGGAGAAATTAAAAGGACGCAAGTTTCAGAGTTTGATAGTCAAATTGAAGGTGCGATGATTGGTAAGAGTGAATCAAGACAAACCATGACAATCATTGATGTGACAAGTGCAGCTATATTATTGCAAGATCTTGAAAAACAGTATGAAACCCTTAAAAAGAATAAGGAAGGGTTTGATGATGGCTTGAAAAAGATGGATGACTTTGATGATG